AGCATAGATGCGATCATCAGCACATAGCGGGATGTAAAGCACAAAGCCGTAATCTTGCGCCCACAGGTAGACGTCGCCGTTGGATGGGCTTTCGCCGGCTTTGACATAGTCCGATAGGTCCATGCCTAGGTCGGTGGCTTTGGTGATGAGAAGTGCGACCTTGCGGATTGCGTTGGTGCAGAGGTTGTTCTGAATTTCCATTTTACTATCCTTTACTGTTGTTGGCACTAGCGCCAGCCTCGGCGCGGATTGCTCCGCGCTCCGGTGGTGTTAGGCATATTCGCTGCCATTCCAGCGTTGCAGCTTGGCAGGGTCGATTGGGGCGCTGCTGCTGCTGCGTCCAGCTTCGCGGATAGCGTCCGCATCATCGACCGCGCCGATCATGATCCAGCCATACGGCCCCGCATAGCGGTAACTGGTGAGGCCTTGCGCGGCACATGGCTTGTCCCAGTAATCGGTTACGCGATGACCTTTTATCTTTGTGCGTCTCATGCTGCGCGCTCCTGTTGTGCGCGCTGGGCTTCTTTATTGCGGAAAGCGCGTTCGACGATGCGGCGCAGCTCGCGCGTCTGTTGAAGCTCTATCCCTGTCTTTTCTTGCAGCTTAAGCAATCCGCCGCCCCAGACAATCATGGCGCTGTCGTCATCAAGCGGGCGCTCGCAGAACGCGCTGTAATATACTGCTAGTGCCTCAGCGTCCGCTTTGCTCACCATTGGTTCGGTCTGTAGTTCTGTCATGTCACTCACTCCTGTTGAATTGATTAGTAACGGCCAGCCATGAAGTCGGCCATTGCCTCGCTGTCCGTGTGGTCGCTGATGACATCCTCATCATTGCCCGTGACAGTCACGCGGCCCTCGGCCCCACCCCTCCCCCCTCGGGAACCACGGCATCGCGGCACCAGTGCACCCACTGGGTCACGGATCACCCACTGGGTCGTGTGTCCCAGTGTGACAGGGTTTTTTTCGTATCACGTGGCGCATTACAGGTGTGACACAGAACACCAGTCACAAGTGACGCACTAACCCAGTGGGTCACAAGTGATGCAATGACCCAGTGGGTAATGAGTAACCCAGCGGGTAATGACCCAGTGGGTCACAATGCACCCAGTGGGTCACGGGAACGGGGAAAACAGGGGCGAGTGGTACGCCGGATGAAGAACAAACGCTGATGACTCAGTTGTGGAGTCCACAGGTCGCTGACAACCCTGAGACGTTTGTCCTGTTTGCGTTCCCTTGGGGGCAGAAGAACACCCCACTCGAACACTTCAAAGGTCCACGGGCGTGGCAGCGGCGCACGCTGCGCTCTATAGCGGAGCACATCAAAGCGAACCGGGGTAAGGTAGACATGGACGCCCTGCGGCGCTCAGTCTCATCGGGCCGGGGGATCGGGAAGTCGGCTTTGGTGAGCTGGCTGATCCTGTGGATGCTGACCACCCGGATAGGGTCAAGCGTGATCGTGTCGGCCAACAGCGAGAACCAGTTGAGAACGGTCACATGGGGTGAGTTGACCAAGTGGGCCACCATGAGCATCAACTCGCACTGGTGGGAGCCATCGGCCACGAAGCTGGTGCCTGCTGCGTGGCTGACTGACTTGGTTGAGCGGGACTTGAAGAAGGGCACCCGGTACTGGGCCGCTGAGGGTAAGCTGTGGAGCGAGGAGAACCCCGACTCGTACGCCGGTGTCCACAACCATGACGGCATGATGGTGATCTTTGACGAGGCCAGCGGCATCCCGGATGGGATTTGGTCAGTGGCCTCGGGGTTTTTTACCGAGAAGATTCTGGACAGGTATTGGTTTGCGTTTTCCAACCCTCGGCGCAACACGGGGTACTTCTTCGAGACGTTTCACGGCAAGCGGGACTTCTGGGACGGGGAGATCATTGACGCCAGGACAGTCGAGGGCACTGACAAAGCGGTTTATGACCAGATCATCGCTGAGTACGGGGAAGACTCCATACAAGCGCGGGTCGAGGTGTACGGTGAGTTCCCGGCTGCCGGTGAAGACCAGTTCATCTCGCCCGTGGTGGTGGAGGATGCGTTCAAACGGGAGCGTTGGAAAGACATGAGCGCACCCATCGTGATCGGCGTAGACCCTGCCCGGGGCGGCATGGACAGCACCGTGATCCTCGTGCGCCAAGGGCGTGACGTGATCTCAATCAAACGGCTCAAGGGTGAGGACACCATGAGCGTGGTGGGGCACGTTATTGATGCCATCGAGGAGTTCAAGCCTGTGCTGACGGTGATTGACGAGGGTGGTCTGGGCTACGGCATCCTTGACCGGCTCACGGAGCAGCGGTACAAGGTGCGCGGGGTGAACTTCGGGTGGAAAGCCAAGAACCCGATCATGTGGGGCAACAAGCGTGCCGAGATGTGGGGTGCCATGCGCGACTGGCTCAAGACAGCATCGCTGCCGATGGACCGCGCACTCAAGAACGACCTTGTGGGTCCGATGAAGAAGCCCAACTCGGCTGGCACCATCTTCTTGGAGGGGAAGAAGGAGATGAAGTCCCGAGGGCTGGCCTCTCCTGACGCTGCCGATGCGCTGGCCGTGACCTTTGCGTTTCCCGTGGCAAGCCGTGCGGAGTACAATTCTCGTAACACAACGCGCACGATCAGCAGAGATCGGGGTGCGGTATCAACCGGATGGATGGGGTCATGACACTCAAAGCGATGCAAAACTGCCTCATTATTGAGGTGGATGTCGAAAAACACCCTCTTTTTGAGCTACTTTCGACAGAAAAGCAAGAAACTGGCATAGTCGTGTCTGCTGGCCCTGACTGCAAGGAATTGAAAGTCGGGGACCATCTTTATTTTGGCGTGGGGCAGGAATTCAAGCACGGCGGCAAAGAATATGTTGTCATGCGCGAGCCCCACGTATTAGGAGTCCTCAATGGCTGATGTGATTTTGCGTGCAACTGCCCAATTAAAGGGCTTGTCGCGATACTTCACAGGGGTTCCGTGCAAACACGGACATGTGTCAGAGCGGTATGTTGCCAGCAAAACATGTTGTGAATGTGGTAACGCTACCGCAAACAAGTCAAAAGCCAAAGACCGCGCCAAATACAGTATTTCTTCATCTAACTGGGGTAAGCGTAACCCAGAAAAACTGGCGCAATACCAGCGCCTTCGAAACGCAAAACGCCCCGGACAACGTAATCTTTGGACAATGAACTACCGTACTTCCAAAGTTGAGCGTATGCCTAAATGGATGAACGATGGTCATCTATTTGAGATGGAGTGTGTTTACAGTTATTGCTCTGCTCTGCGTAAAGTTGGATTTGATTGCCACGTTGATCATGCTGTACCATTGCGCGGGAAAACAGTGTCAGGGCTTCATGTTCCTTGGAATTTGCAAGTTTTGCAGGGGCGTGAGAATATGAGCAAAGGAAACACTTTTAATGGCTGACCCAACAGGAATGACCGCTGCGGCAAACGTGGCGGCGGGTGGAAAACCCAAAAAAAGCGATTCGGATGTTCTGATTGTTGCCCGGTCTCGTTTGGACATGGCGATGGCGTGTTATTCGGACAGCCGTGAAGATGAAATCGACGACCTGAAATTTTACGCAGGAAGTCCTGACAATCGGTGGCACTGGCCCGCCGATGTGCTGGCAACCCGTGGCGCGGTGCAAGGTCAAACCATCAATGCCCGCCCTTGCCTCACAATCAACAAGCTGCCGCAGCATGTGCGCCAAGTTACCAACGACCAGCGGCAAAATCGCCCTGGTGCCAAGGTGATCCCCGTAGACGACAAGGCCGATGTGGACGTGGCCGAGGTGTTCAACGGCATGATTCGCCACATCGAGTACATCTCGGACGCAGATGTTGCCTATGACACCGCCTGCGAGAACCAAGTGGCTTACGGCGAGGGGTACCTGCGCCTGCTGACCGAATATTGCGACGACAACACGTTCGATCAAGACATCAAGATTGGCCGGGTGCGCAACAGCTTCTCGGTCTACATGGACCCCACGATCCAAGACCCAACGGGTTCAGATGCCAAGTGGTGCTTCATCACGGAAGACGTGACCAAAGAAGACTATGAGCGCATGTACCCCGATGCAGCGCCCATCACGACCCTTCAGTCGTTGGGCGTGGGTGACCAGTCGATCAGCAACTGGCTCAACGAAGACACCATCCGCATCGCGGATTACTACTACATTGACTACGACCGCACCACGCTGAACCTGTACCCCGGCAACGCCACGGCGTTTGAAGGCACACCGGAAGATAAGCAACTTCGGGCGGTCTACGGCAAACCCAAGCGTTCCCGTGAATCAGATCGTCCACGGGTCAAGTACTGCAAGATCAACGGCTACGAGATTCTTGAGGAACGCGAGTGGGCGGGCAAGTGGATTCCCGTGATTCGGATTGTCGGCAACGAATTCGAGGTAGATGGCCGCCTGTACGTGTCGGGCTTGGTGCGCAACGCCAAGGATGCGCAGCGCATGTACAACTACTGGGTGTCGCAGGAAGCCGAGATGCTGGCGCTGGCCCCCAAAGCACCGTTCATTGGCTACGGTGGTCAGTTTGAGGGCTACGAGGACAAGTGGAAGACGGCCAACACCAATAACTGGCCCTACCTTGAGGTCAACCCTGACGTCACAGACGGCCAAGGTGCCGTGCTGCCCCTGCCGCAGCGGGCACAGCCGCCAATGGCGTCCAGCGGCCTCCTGCAAGCCAAAGCGGGTGCTGCCGAGGACATCAAGGCCACGACCGGTCAGTACAACGCATCGCTGGGTATGGGCTCCAACGAACGCTCGGGCAAAGCAATCCTTGCGCGTCAAAAAGAAGGCGATGTTGGCACTTTCCACTACGGCGACAACTTGGCGCGGGGTGTGCGCCACATCGCTCGTCAACTGATTGACCTGATCCCCAAGATCTACGACACGCAGCGCATCGCCAGGATCATTGGCGAAGATGGCGAGACCAAGATGGTCAAGATCAACCCCGAGCAGCCCGATCCGGTCAACAAGATCATGGACGAGCAGGGCATCGTGATTGAGAAAATCTACAACCCTGGTGTTGGCAAGTACGATGTTGTGGCTGTCACGGGTCCAGGCTACGCTACCAAGCGCCAAGAAGCGTTGGAAGCCATGGCTCAACTGCTTCAGGGTAACCCCCAGTTGTGGCAGGTTGCCGGTGACTTGTTTGTCAAGAACATGGACTGGCCGGGTGCTCAGGAGATGTCCAAGCGGTTTGCCAAGACCATTGACCCCAAGATCATGGCAGACAACGACAAGTCGCCAGAGTTGCAAGCAGCCGAGCAGCAGATTCAGGCAATGGGTGCCGAGATGGAGCAGATGCACCAGATGATCCAAAACGTGGGCAAGTCCATCGAGGTGCAAGAGCAGCGCCGCAAGGACTACGAGGCCGAGATCAAGGCGTATCAAGCTGAGACTCAGCGCATCACGGCCACACAAGCCGGGATGAATGAGCAGCAGATTCAGGACATCGCCATGGGCGTGGTGGCTGCGGCGATGGAGTCCAACAGCCAGTTAAACGGCATCCCTGAGATGCCCGGCCAAGAGATGGATGTTGGCATGGAGGGTATGCCCGAGATGCCGCAACCCATGCAACCAATGGAGATGCCACAATGAACGCATCACAATTTGTGGGCCACCTGTTCCTGAGTCGGGACGTGGCGCACAGCGTGCACCTGAACACCCGCAGCTTCTCCAAGCACATGGCGCTGAACACGTTTTACGACGAGATCATTGACTTGGCTGATAAGTTTGCCGAAGCGTATCAGGGGCGGCACGGACTGATTGGTCCGATTGCCGTACCCGCTGCCAAAAAGACCACCAACATCATTGAGTTCTTGCAAGCTGCCATGGCCGAGGTGGAAGAATCCCGGTACACGGTCTGCGAGAAAACCGACACCCCGATTCAGAACATCATTGACGAAATCGTTGGGTTGTATCTCAGTACCCTGTATAAGTTAAAATTTCTCGCATGACCATTGACCAAACCACCATTAAAACCATCCTTGAAGACAAGGATGGCGTTTTATATTGGATCAAAACGGGTAAAAAAGCGGGCACGTTGCACCACACTGGTTACATTCAAATTTGTGTTAACCGAAAATTACACAATGCCCATAGATTGATGTTCATGTTGCATCATGGTTGGGTTCCTGAAGTAATTGACCACGTGGACGGCAACCGCGCAAACAACAAAATTGACAATTTACGAACTGCTACATGGAGTCAAAACCTTCAAAACATGAAGTTGCGTCCATCAAACAGATCAGGTTGTAAAAACGTAAGTTGGAGCCGCACCAAACAGAAATGGGTGGTGCAATTGAGCATTGGCGGGCGGCAAACAAATTTAGGCAGGTTTGACGATTTGGAACTTGCAGATTTGGTGGCTACTGAAGCCCGGAATAAATATCATGGGGCATTTGCCCGTCATCATTAAGGAGCATATTTTGGAACTCTTGAATCCTCTCGCCAAAGCCAACTTCCCCGCCTTGACTGCCGCATTTACCGGCACCGCTGGCTCCACCAGCACATGGCCTGCGGGTCCACAGGGCGTTGTGATCTGGGCTGACCAAGCCTGTTACGTCACCGTGGGCGAGGGTGTCACAGCCACGACCGGCGACACACCGATTCCCGCCAACACACCGATTCCGTTCAAAGTGCCACAGGGTACGGGTTCACCTTGGCGCGTGAGCGCGATCCAGATTGCCACCGGTGGCAACGTGTACGCCAAGCCAATCAACATCCAGTAAACCGCCATGAGTTACTTCGGAATCCCCGTTCGCAATGGGTTGCCTATTGGGCTGGGGTCCGTAGCACCTCTGGCCTCCAGCACCTCATCGCCATTCTCCCCCGCTTCCTTCTTTGCCAACGGCGAGCAAGGCTGGTGGTATGACCCCAGCAACTTTTCCACCCTGTTCCAAGACAGCGCAGGCACCACGCCCGTGACAGCGGTGGAGCAGCCTGTGGGGTTGCAGTTGGACTTGAGTAAGGGGTTGGTGCTTGGACCTGAGTTGGTGACGAATGGATCGTTCACCACCGACACCGATTGGACCAAAGCTGCGGGTGTAACGATTTCCGGTGGCACGCTTAATTTTCTTGCCGTTTCAAACCAAACCGCTGCGTTTCAAAACGTAGGCATTACTGCGGGAAAGTTTTACCGCATAACAATGACAGTTTCGGTTACTACTGGCACAGTTGGCCCATTGTTCAATGGTGGCCCAAACACTCTTGGCCCTGTGATAACTTCTTCAGGCACGTATTCATGGACGTTAACTGCGTCAGGTTCAGCAAACGGGAATTTCTCATTTAACGCATCATTATTTACTGGCTCTGTTGACAACATCTCCATCAAAGAACTCCCCGGCAACCACCGCTTTCAGACCACCTCAGCGAACAGGCCTGTGGTATCTGCGCGGGTGAACTTGCTGACCAAGACTGAGCAGTTCGATGATGCGGTGTGGACGAAATACCAAGCCAGCGTAGCGGCAAATTCAACAGTATCTCCAGACGGAACAACCACTGCGGACAGCATTATTAATGACGGCACGAATAATTTTCATGGTTTAAGAAACGCGCCGTTTGCTGCTGTTTCTTCGCCGGTGACGCATTCCGTTTATGCCAAGGCTGGAACACTATCAAACATTTCGCTTTCACTTACGTCGGCAAATCCGTACACGACAGACGGGGCAGTAGCTACGTTTGATTTAAGCGCAGGTATTGTTTCAAAAACAGCAGGACCCGCTTATGTCAGCTCTACTATTACGTCGGTGGGAAATGGTTGGTATCGCTGTTCTTTGACGGCGAGTAATGCAGCGCTAATCTACGGGTGGACTTGGTTAAATTCTACAAACAACCCAACATACGCTGGCTTTGGGTATGAGACATTTGCAGGAACCGCCGGTCAAACTGTTTACCTTTGGGGCGCAGACCTCCGACCCACAAACCAAGGCGTAAACCTCCCCGCATACCAGCGAGTCAACACCAGCACGGACTACGACAGCACAGGCTTTCCGACGTACATCAAGCCCAACGGCAGCAACCAGTTCATGGTGACGAACAGCATCAACTTCTCGGCCACGGACAAGATGACTGTGTGGCAGGGGGTGAGGAAGTTGAGTGATGCTGCGATTACGGTGGAAATGGAACTTTCTTCCAACCCATCGGCAAACAATGGAAATTTCAGTTTATTTGTGCCTGCGGGAGCATCCCCTAGTTACCGATATGACAGCAAGGGAACAGCAAGCGCAGCAGCGATAGCATCCACAGGGTTTGCCGCACCCATCACCAATGTTCTTACTGCAATTTCAGACATTGCGGCCGACACCGCACTTTTAAGAGCCAACGGGTCTCAGATAGCGTCTACTGCTGGCGACCAAGGCACTGGAAACTTTGGTAACCTTCCTGCTTACTTCTATTCCAGAGCAGGTACAGGTTTGTTCTTCAACGGCAACGACTACGGCTCAATCGCCCGTGGCGCAGCAAGCACCGCAGCGCAGATCACCAACGGCGAAGCGTACATCAATTCTCTCACCAAGGCGTACTAAATGGACTCCACACTCGCAACCGTTGTCATTGCCGCCGCAGACCAAGCAGCCGCACAAGCCGACTTCCCCGACTACTTCAACGCCCCGGCGTCACCAGATGGTCAGCCACCGATCACCAACTACCTGACAAACGGGTACTTTGATGACACGGAACTGGACACCATCTGCAACGATGTCACATGGCCGCGCAAGGTGTACTTTGGCTCGCTGGATGTCGGTCTGCAAAAAGCAGGCTTGATGCTGGTGCATCCTGAGCCAGAGCCAATTACTGAGTAATTTCGCATGTGCTTAAATTTTGGGCATAATGCAAACAAACCGTACCAGTGAGGTTCACTGGGAACTCAAACGAGTTAAAAATGACTGAAGAAGTCCAAACCTTAGCGGAAGTAGACTCCGCGCCAGCACCAGAAGCAACGGCTGCTCCTGAGACGCTTGATACCGCGCCGGAAGTCGTCGAGAATCAAAACGATCAGGTCGAGGAGAAGAAATACTCCCAGGCTGAGATTGACGCGATGATCGGCAAGCGCCTCGCAAGAGAGCAACGTAAGTGGGAACGAGAACAGCAACAACGTGCTGCGGAAACGCAAATCGTCAAAGCTGCACCAACGGCATCCGTTGATCAGTTTGAAAGCCCTGAAGCCTATGCAGAAGCACTGGCGTACCAGAAGGCCGAAGAACTGCTTGCCAAACGTGAAGCCGCCAAGCAGCAGTCGCAGGTTCTTGAGAGCTATCAGGAACGTGAAGAAGCAGCGCGGGACAAATACGATGACTTCGAGCAAGTCGCCTACAACCCCAAGCTCCCAATCACCAACGTGATGGCCGAAACGATCCAGTCTTCGGACATTGGCCCCGAGTTGGCTTACTACCTCGGCTCCAACCCCAAAGACGCAGAACGTATCTCACGCATGACGCCACTCAGTCAGGCAAAAGAGATTGGGAAAATTGAGGCCAAATTGGCCGCAGAACCTCCCATGAAACGAACCACGTCTGCACCTGCACCGATCAAACCTGTTGCCGCACGATCCTCTGGATCAGCGACCTACGACACCACGGACCCACGGTCTACCAAGACCATGACGGACTCGCAGTGGATTGAGGCCGAGCGTGCCCGACAGGTCAAGAAGCTGCAAGCGCAGGCAATCCGCTAGGTCAATTTGTAATCTGGAAAGTTCTTAGATTTGCATCGTTGGCGAAAAGTGGTTGGATGAATTCCCGCCGCCCGAGCGCCAGCAGAAACAGAAGGATAGGGGACGCCTTGAAAACTACATTGAGTTTTGGGACCGACAACAGCAAGAATTGCAGCTTTTTTGCTGCGCGTTTCTTCGCTGTCAATCGTGCCTGTGCGAAACTCACGTATCTTTTGCCGGGCGGCTTCTGTTCTGGTGTACTTGCCAAGCTGACTGGATATGTCAAGATGTCGTTCCCCAAAGTGTTCTTTGGCGGTAACGCACTCAAGATTGTCTGCTCTGTTATCCGTCTTGTTACCGTTAATATGGTGAACCTGCTTAAGAGGATCAAACCCCTCCAACCAGCACGCTGCCACAACTCGGTGCATGAGGCGTCTGCGTCCCAACATGAGATACCCTTGCGGGTGATCACAAGGGGTGTAAGGGTGCAAATTTCTAAGAACTTTCCCGCAGCGCGAGACGGCGTAAAGATGGTCAAACATGCGGTATTCAATACCGCCCATCGTAAAGCTAATCATGTTGTGCCTTTTGGGGTGATTGCAAAGACTTCATCTTACCATTGATATAAGGAATGCGCAAATGAGTAATTCTATCCTGACGATCGACATGATCACAAGAAAAAGTTTGGAGATTTTGGAAAATAACCTGGTGCTCACACGCAACGTGAACCGCCAGTACGACGACAGCTTCGCCGTGGAAGGTGCCAAGATCGGCTCTACACTGCGTATCCGTCTGCCCGACCGCGCTTTGGTGACTGACGGTGCCGCCCTGCAAGTTCAGGACGACAACGAGCAGTTCACCACTTTGACTGTCTCCAGCCAAAAGCACATCGGTGTCAACTTCACATCTGCTGAATTGACCATGCAGTTGGACGACTTCGCAGAGCGTGTCTTGAAGCCACGTATCAGCCAGTTGGCCTCCAGCATCGACGCTGACGTGGCAAACAGCTACAAGTACATCGGCAACACTGTCGGCACACCCGGCACCGTGCCTAGCACTTCCGCTGTTCTGTTGGCCGCGCAGCAAAAGCTGAACGAAAACGCTGCCGTGATGGACCCCCGTTACGCCACCGTGAACCCTGCTGCCAACGCTGGTTTGGTTGAAGGCTTGAAAGGTCTGTTCAACCCCACCGACACCATCAGCAAGCAGTTCAAGAACGGCATGATGGGCACTGGTGTGTTGGGTCTGAACGAGATCAACATGTCTCAGTCGATCAAACAGTTCACCACTGGCTCACGCGCTGCCACCGGTGGCTCCTTGTCCGCTGCTGTGACCGCTGAAGGTGCAACCTCCATCGTCGTCACTGCCGCTGGCAACAACGGCGTTGTCAAGCAAGGTGATGTGTTCACCGTGGCCGACTGCTTCGCTGTGAACCCGCAAACCCGTGAATCCACTGGTTCGTTGTTCCAGTTCGTGGCTGTTGCTGACGTGACCCTGAACGGCTCTGGCGCTGGCACCATCACCGTGGCTCCGATGTACTCGGCCAACCACGCTCTGGCGACTGTGGACGTGCTGCCACAGAGCGGCAAAGCTGTTGTGTTCGTGGGTGCTGCTTCCAGCCAATACGCTCAGAACTTGGTGTACCACAAGGATGCCATTACCTTCGCCACCGCTGACCTGTTGCTGCCCCAGGGTGTTGACATGGCCGCCCGTGCTGTGCATAACGGCATCAGCCTGCGTATCGTGCGTCAGTACGACATCAACAACGACCGCTTGCCTTGCCGTATTGACGTTCTGTACGGCTACAGCGTGATCCGTCCACAGATGGCCGTCCGTATGTGGGGCTAAATTGAAATGGGGCTTCGGCCCCTTTCAGTCGTTTTCATCTTTTAAAAGGAATTCATCATGGCTCTCCCTAACGGCGCAGGCGGTTACCAAGTTGGTGCAGGCAACCGCGCAGAAACTATCATGGGCACAATGGCTGCCCCTCAGACAGCTACGTCTACAGCAACCCTGACAGCGGCTCAGATTGTCAACGGCATGTTGGTGGCTAACCCCTCCACATCCGCCGCAACCTACACGCTGCCTACTGGTGCGCTGATTGATGCTGCTGTGCCCAACGCCACCGTTGGCAGCACATTCGATCTGTCTATTGTCAACATCGGCACTTCGTCCGGTACAGTGACCCTGGCTGTCAGCACCGGTGTGACCGATGGCGGCAACGCTTTGGTCGCTGTTGCTGTGACAGCCAGCAACTTGTTCCGCTTCCGTAAGACCGGTGACGGCACTTACGTTGTGTACCGCCTTGGCTAAACCCGAATGGGGACTTCGGTCCCTGTTTTAAGGACTAACCATGCCAAACACCAAAGCCACTGGCGTTGCATATCTGGACCCCGAGTTCAGCACTTGCTACGCAACCGAGGAAATCGGTTACGCTGCTGCTGCGCAAGGCACTGTGACTCAACTCACAAGCAAGTCCACTGCGGTGACGCTGAACAAGTCGATGGGTCGAATCACAATGAACAACGCGTCTTTGGCAACTGCCACAAACGCCACGTTCACTTTGAACAACACCACCATCAGCGCCAACGACACCGTGATTTTGACAATCTCGGGCGGTCAAGCCACTCCTGGCTCGTACAACGCTTTTGCCAACGCCCTTGACACAGGGTCTGTCAGCATCACGTTGCGCAACATCTCGGGCGGTTCGCTGTCTGAGGCTGTTGTGATCAATTTTTGCGTGCTTCACGGCGCGGCTTAAACAGGCAGGGACTTCGGTCCCTGTTTTTAAATCATGGTCATTTACCTCACACACTTCCTGCACGGTGCCAAAGTCGCAATCTCCGACATCGAGGCCGAGGCAGATGAAAAAAATGGATGGGTGCGATACAATCCAGCCACGCCTTCGGAAACTGAAGAAGCGGTCAACACATTTGTTGCAAAGCGCAAATACTCTCGCAAGGCTGCTGACCCTTCCGAGGTGATTACCGAAGGAGTCTGACATGGCGGTTTACACGGCGGGTGACCAAATTAATCGAGCACTTCGACTGCTTGGCGTTCTTGCCGAAGGTGAAACACCGTCTGCTGCCACATCCCAAGACGCACTGGTTGCACTCAACCAGATGCTGGACTCGTGGAACACTGAACGGTTGTCTGTGTTCAACACCATTGACCAGACGTTCTTGTGGCCCGCTGGTGAAATCCAACGACACCTTGGCCCCACTGGTGAATTCGTAGGCGTGCGTCCAGTGTTGCTGGACGATGCCACTTATTACCGTGACCCCGGCACCAATGTGTCGTTTGGTATCAAATTCATCAACCAGCAGCAGTATGACGGCATCGCTGTCAAAACGGTGACTTCCACTTATCCACAGGTCATGTGGATCAACATGGAATACCCCAACATCCAGATGACGGTGTACCCCAAGCCCACAAGGGAGCTTGAATGGCACTTCATCTCGGTGCAAGAACTTGACCAGCCTGCCACCTTGGCGACTGAGTTGTATTTCCCACCGGGTTACCTGCGAGCCTTTGCCTACAACTTGGCGATGGAGATTGCACCCGAGTTTGGTGTGGAGCCTTCGCCACAGGTGCAGCGCATCGCCATGACAAGCAAGCGCAACCTGAAGCGCATCAACAACCCAGATGACATCATGTCGATGCCCTATTCGTTGGTGGCAACTCGTCAGCGGTTTAACGTCTACGCAGGAAATTACTGATTATGAGTACCAAAATTTCCCAGTTGCCTTTGGCGACTTCACCCGTTTCCCCGGATGTCGTGTTGCCTGTTGTGCAAGCGGGTCAGACTCGGCAAGCGTCAATTAACCAGCTTGGGTTCTTGCCTGCTGGCACTGGTGCAGTCACCCGCACCATTCAAAACAAGCTGCGCGAGATTCCATCAATTCTTGATTTCGTCACTCAGGCCGATGTAGAGAATTCGGGGTTAAATTGGTTTTTTATGCCGTCTGGCGAGTCGCTTGATGTGTCAGGACAGTTAACTAAGAATTTTTGGGGGACTGGAAAAGTTGCCCTATCGACCGGCGAAGTTCCGGGCACTCAGGGCGCTGCAAATTATGGCTTCCTAGCACTGGAATCAGTAAGTCCTGGAACGGGGCAGTATTTTGCTTTTGCTTCCAAAGTGTTCACAGGAACCCGCACAGACCAATCGTCTGCTCCTGGACAAAACCACGGGGTGGCTATTTACGGCGAAGCACAGCGGGGTGCAGGTTCTAGCGATGCCATTTGGGCGCTCAATACTGTTACAGAAGCCTTCAATTTGGATGGTGCAACTATTGGTTATGAGATTGATGTAAACAACAAATCAGGTATAGACCCCGGTTTGAATCCAGCGCAATCATTTCATGCGCTGTCTCTCATCAGCGGCGCAGCGGGACGTGGCGGCACTGCGATTGTGATTGATCGCAACGGCGACTTTACGGGCAATGAATGGAACCGAGGTCTTCATGTCAAGGAAGTGTTGTTGCGTGGTATTGAATTCACCAATTGTGGAAATGCTTCTGGTTTTTGGACCGATAGCGTTTTGACAGTCAAGGGCACATCGGCAGCATTTGACCCGCTGATGAAATTTATACCCTACGATGACACTGACCAGTCTGCCTACATTTGGTACGCGGCCAACGCAGCAGATACCTTGGTGCGCGGTGGTCTGCTTAAACGCGGCGAACTGACCATTAACGAACCAAACGGTAAAGGCGCGGCAGGCTTGTCAATCAAGGGTATTGCCAATGGCGACGATATTGTTTTCTTACAGCGCAATACAGACACATCACCAACAGGAACTTTTTTACGTGCGGTGAACGCTGCAAATACTTCCGTGTTTTTTGATATTGACCAAAACACGGTAGTTGCTGAAACCAACATTCGACTTTCCGTTGCAGGCGCAGCCGCTGTGCGCGTTTCAGTTGGCGCAGCAGACAGTGGCGGCACAGGCTTTCGTACTTTGAGAGTTCCAAACTAACA